AGCACGGACATATCACCGGTAAGGATGGTGTCCTCGGGGTGTTCGATGTGAAGGTTCTTGGTCAAGAGGGGTGCCTCGTTTGGTATGAATATAATATACCCCACAACCAGGGGCTGTGGGGCATTTGGTGGACACTATGCGAACTGTCCTAGATAGGACCGCTGTTGATAGGGCACTCGGTTATAAATGTAGTTTGTTCGATATAATCTTTCGGTAGCTTACTGGTCCATAGATATTCTGATTCAGTCTCATCCATAGTTGGTATAAACATATCTTGCACTTCTACTTGATAGCTAACTGCCGGTGTGTGAGTAGCACGAGCACCATCTACTTTCGGGAACCTATAGTTAGAGAAGCCAATCATCCTACCTAGACCATAGTAATGACCTAGCTCCCTAGTCTGTAGCCTGTATGCTGCTGACTCAACGGATTCATCCATCTTCAATCTACCACCAATGATCCAATAGTCACCCATAAGTGGTTGTTGGGTGCGTTTCAGTAGTAGATACTGACCCTCATATGATATGAGCCAATCTACACAGAAGATCGGCATACATTTGAGGATCTGGTTATACTGGTCGTCTGGGATAAAGTTCATTTTGGTGCTCTGATGTGCTCCCTACAATATACAAAACGTTCCCACTCTTCGTAGGAGAAGTTATCTGATGCGTAGGGGATACCCACAACATCAGCACAGAACTTGTTCACTTCATTGGATGCTTCCAATGGTGTGAGTAGCTGTGAGATGAGCATTAGTTCAAACATTGTACGCTCCAACGTAGATAGTTCCAGTCTTCTTATCCATACGTGAGTGAATGGATGGCTTACCTGAGTCAAACCCATTGCGATATACAATGGAGAAGTAGTCACCTGAGTCCTTGACGGTATACTCACGCAACTGGTCAACATCAGGGCAAGAGAGCTTCACACGTTGTGAATGGTATTCTGTTGTGAGGTCGGCTGCTAGCTTCTCAGCTAACAGCAGTGCTACGGATTCTTCTAACATTAGTTTGCGTAGAGGTAGTGGTTACACCAGCCAGCGCGACTGAACATCTTCTCACGGCTGATGGGGTCAAGCATATTATAGCGTATGCCTTTCGCTGGTGTCTTGAATGATGCTGGCTTCAGCACATAGCCCTCCTTGACGTCCACAAAGGCATGTATGCTACGGTTGGTGCCGTGGGTGGTCATAATGATCTTGTGGTACTTACGAGCCGTCTCAACGGTGAATGAGTGGCTATCAGGGGAGTCTAGGTCCAGTGCCTCACAAAGCACTTCACAATAGCGTAGGATCTCTGCCTGTGCCTCGTCAGCAGCAGGCTTGGAAGCAACGAAGTCAGCGAAGTCAGCCATTGGTGTGGTTGTTTGGTATGAATATAGTATAGCGTGTGAGGGGGGCTTGTGTGCGCCTAGTGGACACTTTACAATTTGGATACGACGTGAGCCATGAGTCTCTCAGCATACTTTCGTGATAGTATCTTTTGCTTTGATCCCATATAGTTTGATAGGAACATTGAATGATACTTATATCTCATACTATCCAGTAGAGTATTGAACTCACTCACAACCAGTTTCTGTTGCTCCTCTGTTAGATCCTGACTCAACACACACTGATAGGTAGTGAATGCCTTAGGGGAGCAATAGATAGGCTCACCATCATTGTAGTGAGCACCAAGAGCATACTTACCCTTATCTAACAACCCAATGATGATGTTGGAGTTGGGTACCATTCCTTCTCGTAGTATTGTGATCTTGAAGTTGATATCAGCTCTGATCATATCAAAGAACTCATCACCAACTAGCCACCCATTCCTCTCAGTGTGTGTATATGACTCATATGCAACCACATCATCATAGTGAATCTCATAAGAGCAAGTCATCGTAGACTCAGGAACCCAAGTCTCAAAGTCAAATACAACTACACCAGTAGTTGCGTCCTCAAATACTTGCTTACGATAGTATTTTACCTTATTCATTCTATAACGTGAGAAGAATAGATCTCTCACTGATGAGCTACTCTCTGATAGGAAGTTAGATGGTAGTATCACTATTCCTCTCTCTACCTTGTTAGCTACAATAGCTGCTAAGTGACATTTATAGTAGTCATTCTGCTTCCAGATATCATAAATGCGTTTATCCTTATTCTTGTTCTTGGATAGGTATGGTGGGTTGGTCACCACAACCTCATTGGTTAGAATGGGGTTCATCAAGCTATCGTTATACGTTACGCCATCTAATGGCTCAATATCATACTCATCAACACAAGTAGCCCCGTTATCTAAGCACCATCGTGTAAGATCACCACCACCAGCAAATGGTTCAGTCACAGTCCTTCCACCAACAACGTACTCAAACCCAACTAGTAGGTCTGATGCGTTGGTGGTAAAGTATTGACCGTTCTTCTGTTTGTGGTTCTGTGTGGTGTGTCTCTTCATTCTGTAATAGGATGCGGAGCTAAGTTAGCAATGGTTCCATTATAGCAGAAAGTACCACTATTTCCCTTGTTACCACCGTGCTGCTTCTTGAAGATGTTACTATCAATGCGCTCTTGTACCTCTGCTTTACTCAGTTGGTATAGTTTGATAGTATCAAAGTCAATAGCCATAAACAATATAGCGTGATAGTCCTGGTCTGGTCTTATCTGCAAGAAGCTGAACACATCATCACTACCCTTAGTTAGCATAGAACCTTTTATCTCATACTTTACTTTGTTGATGATACGGTCGTGGTCTGTGTTCTCAGGCTTCTCAACTGTGTAGCCTAAGTTAGACATAATGTTGGCTGCAATACGCTCATAACGTGAACCAGCCTGCTTTGCTTTCATTAGCTTGAGCTTGAAAAACTTACTAGTCTCCCATCGTGGGTCAATAATGTCTTCAGTTAGGAGACTCTCGTCAACCAGTTTAGATAGGTCCATCAGTTGTATGGTGTATGATTATAGTTTAGCAATAAAAAAGCCCCTGTAAGGGGGCTGTGGACAGCTATCGGAGCGTCACATCATTTGCCTACGTAACCGTCAGCCCACTCCTGTACGTACATAGGTGGGTGTGCTTCGACTTGGTGGCTCTCAGCAGGATCATACTGACTCTCCCACCACGTCTTATATTCAGCGGTTCCCCATTCTGGGATCTCTCCTTCTACGAGCGTACTCTGGTAGCTCTTCATCATCTGTGCTAAAGTTCCATCTGTTTGCGTCATTGCAGTTCTCATAAAATGTGCCTTTGTAATAACAGGATTCAATTGTCTTCTCACTAAACTGGTCTTGCATAATTTGTCGGTGGATTGGTCTGTTATCAATTGGTTGATCTAGACAACCCCCAACAACGCAAAATAGGATCAATGGAATCATAATAAATGTGAGAAGATAACCTGAGTGTATCTCATCTCATCCAGGAACTGCCCTCCAAGGGCAGCACCGTGGTTGATGAGCGGTGAAAATATTATAGCACGGTTTGGTCTGGCTTGCACAGTATAGTTGACTTTCATCTCGTCTTTAGGAGTCCAGAGACCCGTGCCGCTCGGTTCGTTGGAATACGTGTTGAATCCCTCACTTTCCGAGTATTTTTTATTTAGCATAACAACGGTTGAAATGATGTCCGCACCGTGAACAGATGTGTCAGTATGTATATTATAGTAATGATCCTTCCATTTATCGTCGTAAAACTGGTTACAATTGACTAATAGTGCCTCTTCTGTCCTAACTCTACCATTATATCCAATGATATTACGTACAACATCAGTATATTCCTCACGGTATGGTAGTATAGTACCTTGCATTGATTGTGCATAAGACTTCCTAGCATCAAGGGATGATCCTGGTCTATTGAATGCTGTGTAGGCAGCAGGTAATTTATCTAACTCAAATGTGACTGAGTCATAGTCTAGATAGAAATCATCAACAACAGTTATGTTAGCAATGGGTGTAGGTATGGTATTGATAACCATATCTGGGTTGAGCTTGAATACTGTGTTGTCGAAGAATATCATTGTTGTTTCTCTATAACTGCTCGGGCAGGATTCGAACCTGCGACCCAACGATTAACAGTCGTTTGCACTACCGCTGTGCTACCGAGCATTGATTCCCCAATATTATAGCACATTGGGGAGGTTTATGCGACTAACGAAAGCCTAATGGCTGATCACGTTTGATATCGCATACGTCAATACGATCTATTGCCTTCATTCCAGCCCATTGAAACCATATAGCGTAAGCAGCTTCCCAGCTCTCACAATATATAACTTTCTTCTCACCCTTGAAGACTACCTTATAGTGGTGGCGATCATAGGGATCTGGGCTTGTTTCTGTAAACTCTTCGATGTTACTCATACTACACGAAAATGGACGGAATTGAATTTACCTTCGACACCATCTAAGGTGACGTGAGTAAATGATGGAAACTGCTTTGATGTGGCTACAGTGTAGGTAGCACCAACATCAAGGTGTGGATAATCTGTACCTGCCCAAGCAACCTGCTCGGCGATAACAGCACCCAAGAAAACAACTCTATCACCTGTTTGGAAAATCATAGTTTAGCCCCAGTATTCGTAGGAAAATTTGTTTGTCCACTCTGAATAGTAGACGTGTTTGATGTTTGATGTGTGGCGCAAATAAGCTTCACAGATCTTGCAAGGTCGAGCTTGTCTTAGTTCGTTGCCTGAGTGACCGCCTAGACGGACGACAACGATCTTGTCTGCCTCTTCCCTAGCCTTTATCATAGCAGATATTTCGGCGTGTAGGTAGATTTTTTCTGATAACCCCACACGCTCAGCCCACTTAGCTTGCACTGGGTGGGACTTACAGTCGTGGTTGGTTGCCGTAGCTATGATCTTGTTCTTACGCATCAGCACAGCCCCTACGGGCTTGCGTGACGGTGAGGTCTTGGCGACCTCAATGGCTAGGGACATAAAGCTTTCCAATAGCTCTCGTGTCTGGTACCCTATTATTATAGCATAGAATCACTCAGAGTCGATGGCTTTATTGGTTGATTTCCAAGCTTTGTACAGATCTTTGACTTGCTGCTCTGCCTCCTTTTGAGTGAGCTTGCCTCCCCTAAGGAAGGAATCAATGTAACTGAGGCTGGTAGTGAAGGTGTGTAGGCTCTCTGTCCTAGCAGCATCCTTACCACATTCTCGCGCACAGTCAATAACAAAATTGAAATCTTTGCTGAGTTGTTCCTTACTTTTCTTATAAGACATATGCTTATACCAATAAAAAACCCCGTAGGTTGCCCTACGAGGTATTTAGTCTATCACTTCTGACCATATAGGTCAATAAGCTCCCTCTCAACTCTCTGTAACTCGGCTTCTAGTAGGGCATCCTCTTTACGGATGTACTCAACAATTTCCAAAGGTCGCTTAGGAGCAGGAATATAATTCCTACAAATAACTTTATCACTACCATAGTAATCACTTTTTGCATTATGACTCTTGTATGAGTCTAGCATTTGATTTTAGTAGTTGGTCCTTATTATTTAGGGGAATATATATTATATACAATTAGTTTATGAAAATGGGGCTATCTAAGCGCATTAGAGAGAGTACAAAGAAGGCACATACTATCGCTGAGTCTGCATCAGCAGTGGTTTTGTACCTAAAAGGTGCTATTGAAAGGGAATCATATATTAGGTTGTTGACGGACTATTATTTCATCTACACAGCATTAGAGGATGGTCTACAGTACAATAGAGATAATAAAGCCGTCATTGATATTGATGACTCTGCACTGTATAGAAC